TAATTTAAAAAATTTAAAATTAAGATCTATAGAAGGAGATTATACTTTTAAAGTAAATTTTATAAATGGTTGCACCCTAGAGATTTTAGGTGAAAAACCTGGAAAATTTAAAGTTCAATTTATAAATCAAGATAATAATTCCACAGTTTATGAAAGTGAAATTTCAAATAATATGTGGTGTAAATCCAATAAAAAGTATTATCTAAATTACTTAATTCAGGTTATTAATTTAGAAAATAATGAAATAATATTTAAACATATTTTTAATGCTAAAGGTAAAAAAGTTTATATTCATTTAGATTCCAATGCCATTGGTGATACATTAGCATGGTTTCCTTATATAGAAGAATTTAGAAAAAACCACAAATGTCAGGTTATATGTTCAACTTTTCATAATAGTTGGTTTGATTTAAGTTATCCTGAAATAGAATTTATCAAACCAGGAACCGAAGTAATGGATTTATATGCTATGTATACTGTTGGGTGGCATTATAATGAAGATAACACAATAAATACTGATTGCAATCCTCAAGATTTTAAAAAATATAGTTTACAGGAATGTAGTGCTGATATTTTAGGGATAGATTATAATGAAATAAAGCCTAATTTAACATTTAAAAATACTGGTACTACCATTGATGGAAAATATGTAGTAATAGCCCCCCATGGTTCATCTCATGCTAAATATTGGAATTATCCTGGTGGTTGGCAAGTTATAATTGATTATTTAAATGGCGAAGGATATAAAGTCGTAATGATTACTAAAGAACCATTAGGTGATGAGTGGCATGATTCTAAATTAGGGGGCACATTAACAGGGGTAATTGATAAAACTGGGGATTATTCTTTAGCTGATAGAGCTAATGATATGATGAATGCTGAATTTTTTATAGGCATAGGTAGTGGTTTAAGTTGGTTAAATTGGGCATTAAATAAAACAACAATCCTAATATCAGGATTTAGTGCCCCCTTTAGTGAATTTAAAGATTGTGAAAGAGTATTCACCCCATTTTCTAATGCTTGTAATAGTTGTTATAATAAAGTAAGATTAGATGCTGGTGATTGGGAATGGTGTCCTGAATATAAAGATACTAATAGACAGTTTGAATGTACAAAAACCATCAACCCCACAATGATTATTAAATCTATTGAAAGAGTAAAAAATAGTTGATATTTATAACTAAAATAATTATATAATATGGCATTACAGTTTACAAATACGGGAGTAGTAACAGGTCAACCTGTAGAAGCATCCCAAATATCCCAATCGTTTAATGCATTTACTGGAGTAAAAGCTTATGATATTACAATATCAGGTTCTTTAACAGTAAATGGGTCAAAAGTTACAGGAAGTTCAACACCCCCAGTAACATCTATAACAGGTACATCTCCTATTGTTTCATCCGGAGGTACTACTCCAGCTATTAGTTTAGCTAATACAACAGTAACATCAGGTGTTTATACTAATACGGACTTAACTGTAGATGCACAAGGTAGAATAACAGCTGCGGCTAGCGGAACTAGTGGGGGCGTTACATCTATAGTAGCAGGAACAAATGTTACCATTTCTCCTGGAGGAGGAACTGGTGCAGTTACTATTAACTCCTCAGGTGGTGGTGGTGGTGGTGGAACAGTAACAGAAGTTACAACAAACGCTCCTTTATCTGTAACTAGTGGTACAACAACTCCAGACTTAACAATATCCCAAGCTACGACAACAACTGATGGATATTTAAGCTCAACTGATTGGACTACATTTAATGAAAAGGGAGAGGGTACAGTTACAGGTGTAACTGGAACTGCCCCTATAGTTTCTTCTGGTGGTACCTCACCTGCTATATCAATGGGTCGATCAACAACTTCCACTAATGGTTACTTAACATCTACAGATTGGAATACTTTTAATGAAAAAGTTGCAGGGGCTATTACAGTAGGTCAAGTTGCTTATGGGGATACAACAGCAAATACAATTGAAGGAGCTAGCACATTTACATATGATGATGCAACAGATATACTTACCGCAGGTACTTTTGAGGGTAAATATAACGGGGAATTAGGAATTAATCCAGGAAACCCAGATTCAAGTATAAAAACACCTCTTAAATTACTAGTAGGATCAGCTCAATTACAAACGGGGACTGTACTAGTCCAGTCTTTTCAATCAATTATCGCAGCAAACACTTTAGGGGTAGATTTATTTGTAACTATATGTCAGCAAGGTACCGCTACATCTCCCTCAATTTCATGTGTAGCATTATCCGGTGGAGATTTAGAATTTTCAAATGGAGGTGGTGGTAGTGAATCATTCATGTTTCAGATATGGTATGTTTTACAGGATTAAAAATTAAGGATCTTTAACATATAATAATTTTTAAAAAATAATATAATATTTATAATAAGATGGAAAAAAAAGTTTTAACAAAAGAAGAAATTACAAGTTTAAAATCATTAAAAGAACAATTTAAAAAACTCACTGAAATTATAGGAGAAACAGAAGTTCAAGTAATGAATTTAAACTTAAGAAAAGAACAATTATTAATTAATTTTAAACAAATCCAACAACAAGAATTAGTCTTAGCTAAAGAATTAGAAGATAAGTATGGTGAGGGAACTATTTCTTTAGAATCTGGCGAATTTTTACCAAATAAATAGACTTTTGAATAATTTTAATATATTTATCATAAAACAAACATAAAATGGCAGAAACATTATTATCACCCGGTGTCTTAGCAAGAGAAAACGACCAATCCCAAATAACAGCTCAACCTATACAAGCAGGGGGTGCTATTATAGGACCTACAGTATTAGGTCAAGTAAATATCCCAAAATTAGTAACAACTTATAGTGAGTATTTAGCTCAGTATGGAAGTACTTTTCAAAGTGGATCGGATGAATTTAGTTTTTTAACTTCAGTATCAGCATTTAACTATTTCCAAAATGGAGGTACTTCATTAATTGTAACCAGAGTTGCTTCTGGATCATTTAGTGCAGCAACTTCTTCATTTGTAGAAGGTAATACTGGTTTAAATGGTGGAGTTGGAATATTTACAGAAAATGTATTTAATTTAGCAACAGCAACCCCAGGTACAGTTTCAGGTGTTTCCGGAACTGCAAGTTCAACAGGTGCAGGAGCAACTTTTGATATTGTAATAACTAATGATACTGATATTAATTCAATTACAGTAGTATCTACAGGTTCAGGATACGCAGTAGGTGAAACAATTACAGTCCCAACAGCTTCATTAGGAGCTACAGTAGGTGGGGGTGTTGATTTAATTCTTACTTTAGCATCAACAAATATCCAAACATCAACTGATATTTTCACATTAGAAACACTTGCAGAGGGAACAATTTGTAACAGTACTTCAACAGAAGGTGCTAATGGAATATTACCATCAGGTTCTACAAATAACTTAAGATGGGAAATTTCCTCTCCAAATACATCAAGAGGTGTATTTTCAGTAATTATTAGACAAGGTAATGATACAACAAAATCAAAATCAGTAGTAGAATCATTTACTAACGTTTCTTTAGATCCAAAATCACCTAACTATATTGCTAGAATAATTGGAGATTCAACTCAAACTTTACAAGGAGCAGGTACATCAGATCCATATTTACAATCAGTTGGAAACTATCCAAATGCTTCAAGATATGTAAGAGTAAAATCAGTAAATGTTAAAACTCCAAATTATTTCAACAACGCAGGTGTTCCTAACCCAGCATATACAGGATCAATTCCAGTTGCTCAAAGTGGTTCATTTGGAGATGCTGCGGGTAATATTGTAAGCTCTACAGGAGGAGATAATTTTAATGAAAATATAAATAACACAAATTCCCAAGGATTAGTAGGTGGTGATTATACAGATGCAATTAATTTATTAGCAAATGCTGATGAATATCAGTATAATGTAATATCAACACCAGGTTTAATTTATGCTAATGCTAGTCATGCAACCCCATTAAATGTATTAATTGCAAATATTGAAAATAGAGGAGATGCAATTGTAGCAATGGATCTTGAAAATTATAGTTCAACACCATCAGCTGTTGGAGCAACTGCAAATGCTTTAGATACATCATATGCTGCTGCATATTGGCCTTGGGTACAAGTTACCGACCCAGATTCATCACAACTAGTATGGATCCCAGCTTCAACATTAATCCCAGGAGTTTATGCTTATACTGATCAAGTAAGTGAAGCATGGTTTGCTCCAGCAGGTATTAATAGAGGTGGTTTAGGGATGGTAAGACAAGCAGAACGTAAATTAACTCAAGCTAATAGAGATGATCTTTATAATAATAAAGTAAATCCAATAGCAACATTCCCAGGAAAAGGAATTGTAGTATTTGGTCAGAAAACATTACAAACACAAGCAAGTGCTTTAGATAGAGTAAATGTTAGAAGATTATTAATTGCTCTTAAAGGATATATTTCACAAATTTCTGATAATTTAGTATTTGAACAAAACACAGCAGCTACAAGAAATCAATTCTTAAGCCAAGTAAATCCATATTTGGAAAGTGTTCAACAAAGACAAGGATTATATGCATTTAAAGTAGTTATGGATGCTACAAATAATACCGCGGATGTAATTGATAGAAATCAATTAATTGGTGCGATTTATTTACAACCTACAAAAACTGCGGAATATATTTACCTAGATTTCAACATTTTACCAACAGGAGCTACTTTCCCGGCGTAAAAATAAGAAATTACAATATTTATAATTAGAACAAAAAAATAAAAAAATAAAAAATGGCAGTATTAGATCCAAACGAAATATTTTTCACAGCCTTCGAACCGAAGCAAAAGAATAGATTTATCATGTATGTAGATGGAGTTCCATCTTATATGATTAAAGAAGTAGGTGAAATCAAAATTGAACAAGGTGAAGTGGTATTGAATCACATCAATGTTCAACGTAAAGTAAAAGGTAAATCAAAATGGGGAGATGTTTCAATGGCATTATATGATCCAATTACACCTTCAGGTGCTCAAGCTGTAATGGAGTGGGTAAGATTACACCATGAATCAGTAACAGGTAGAGATGGTTATTCTGATTTCTATAAGAAAGATGTAACTATTAATGTATTAGGTCCTGTAGGAGACGTAGTTTCAGAATGGATTCTTAAAGGTTCATATATTAAAGATGCAACTTTTGATGGATACGATTGGAGTGATGAAGGTACAGCTCAAAGTATCCAGTTAACACTAGCAATGGATTATTGCGTATTAAACTTCTAAAACAAAAACTGTCAAATATTTTTAAAGAGAGCTTGGTTACCGCCAAGCTCTTTTGTATCGTTAGTATGTATTAACGACAATTAAGTTATAATAAATAAAAATTATGGAAGAAAACACACACAAATTTCCTACGGAAACAATTGATTTGCCCTCTAAAGGGTTAATCTACCCTGAAGACAACCCACTATCGAGTGGTCAAATCGAAATGAAATATATGACCGCGAAAGAAGAAGATATTCTTTCAAATCAATCATATATTAATAATGGTACAGTATTAGATAAATTACTGAAAGCACTAATTGTAACTAAAGTTAACTACTCAGATATTATTGTAGGTGACAAAAATGCTATTATGATTGCTGCTCGTGTTTTAGGATATGGTAAAGATTATGAATTTGATTATAAAGGTGAAAAAGTATCTGTAGATTTATCAACCCTCGAAAATCGTGAATTTGATGAATCATCAATTACAAGAGGTGAAAATGAATTTTCATATACATTACCTAATTCAGGAACTCTTATTACTTATAAACTTTTAACTCATAAAGATGAGATGGCGATTGATGCTGAACTTAGAGGTTTGAAAAAAATAAATAAAAATGCGTCTCCTGATGTTTCTACACGTATGAAACACATGATCTTATCAGTCAACGGGGACGACGAGAAAAAAACCATTCGTGAGTTTGTAGACACGTATTTCCTGGCATCAGACGCAAGATCATTTAGAAAGCATGTTCAAGCAATCCAACCTGATGTAAATTTAGAAACCCAAGTAGAACTAAATGACGGTGTGGAGGACGTCACCCTCCCGATAGGGGTCACGTTTTTTTGGCCTGACGCCACAGTATAGAGTTTCACTATTTAATCAAATACATGAAGTTGTGTTCCATGGTAAAGGCGGCTATGATTTTCACACTATATATAACATGCCTATTTGGTTAAGAAACTTCACCTTCAATAAAATGAGGGAACATTATGATAAAGAAGCACAGCAGATGAAAAAAGCACAGGGTAAATCTGGAGGAGGAGAAACAGTTATTGACTCTGAAGGAAAAATTCAATCACCCCAACACTTTAAAAATGCTAAATCTTCTCCAACTTATACAGCGAAGGCATCAAGAAAATGATGCCTTCCTATATTTATAA